TTCATTTCTTTAGTGTTTCGTCATTCACTATTATTCTGTGGTGGGTGGGAAAATATTTCATCTTTAGTCCCCCGTGACTTTAAACGGGCATTGAACGATTGCGTTGGAGCCTTCCTTGATGAAAAAAGCAGTTATTTTTTCGTTTTAAGGCAGGACAAATAAAAAGCGCCCTTGTGAGGCGCTGAATTGGTATGCTTTATAGCTTCAGCATACCACCATATTTGTACCAACGCAATCTTTCAGTACATAAAATAAAAAGTTAGGAGGTAGCGAATGCCTAGAAAAGCAAAACTTACAATTGATGAGTCCGATCGTGCTTACCAGCGTCAACGAACCGAAGCGTTGAAGCAAGCCAATGCAGATATGAATAAACTTCCTAAAACACCACCTAAGTATCTAACTGGTGTAGCAAGTCGATTATGGACAACTTTAGTCCCTGAATTAAATAAAACTGGTTATATCACAGTAGCGGACAAATCAACACTGGAAGCGTTTTGTATCAATTATAGTGCTATGCGTGAAGCCTATGAATCAATTAAGAGTGTTGGCGTGATGTATCAAAATGACGGTAAGTATATTAAGAATCCAGCAACAGCTATTTTGAATGATGCTACTGGTAAAGTAAAGTCATTGGGTGGTGAATTAGGATTAAGCCCAAGTTCTCGTGCAACCTTGATTGATATGGCAAGTAGTGATGACGACTCTTTGAGTGCTGATGCCATTGCTGATATGTTTGGTGGTACAACATGATTGAACAATATCAAGATGTTATCAATGAATATGGGATTGATGAACCTACCATCAAATATGCCGTTGGTGTCTTGACTGGTCATATCATTGCAGGCGAGAAAATCAAACTAGCATGTGAACGTCATTTATCAGATTTGCAACGGATTAAAAGTGATCCAAAATTTCACTATGCTTATGATGCAGAACGAACGGATAAGATTGTCAAGTTTAGTACGTTATTGGTTGATTTAGAGACACATGAGCCGTTTAAAATCAGTCCGTATGAAGCGTTTATTGTTGGTTTGTTAGAGGGTTGGAAAGAGCCTGAAACAGACGGTAAGCGCTTTGATAGAGCGATTATATCAATGGCGCGTGCAAATGGTAAAACAGCCGTGATGGCGTTGATAAGCCTGTTTAATTTCTTATTTGGGCAACCTAAAACCAACAGACAGTTAGCGGTTGCTAGTGCTGATACAGCTCATGCTGATGCCTTGTTTAAATACATGTCTAGTCAATGGGCTAACTTAGCGAGTGGTACATTTTCTAAGATGGCTAAGCAGTGGGGTATCGAGTACAACCAACGTGAGATGCGGATTAAAAGCCAGTCTACTACCATGCGTAAATTAAGCGCATCATCAAGTACGACTAGTGATGGTATTGGTCATTTTAGTTATGCTGTGGTTGATGAGTACCACTTATTCAAAGACCGTTCGTTTATCAACTCAATCACATCAGGGCAAACGTTCCTACCGTATTCACAAACGATATTTATTAGTACCAGTGGGACAGATGTGCGCAGTCCAATGTTTGCAGACTATAAGCGGTATAGCTCATATATGGCGCAAAAGACGTGGTGTGAGATTGATAATATTCTGTTTCTAGCATGGGAGCAAGACAATGATGATGAAGCCTTTGGAGATCCAAGCATTTGGCAGAAGTCTAATCCATTGTTTGAATTGGAGAGTAAACGCAAGTCAGCAATACCAAAAATGACGGCTGAACGAGATGAATTGAACTCACAAGGACGCTTACCTGATTTTCTCACTAAGAACATGAACAGATGGCAGAATGCAAAAGAGAATGCGTTTCTACCAGTTGATTTGCTTACACAGGCAATTATTCCAACGTTCAATATGCAAGGCAGAGATGTCTACATTGGGTTTGATTATAGCCAGACAAATGATGATACAGCGGTAGCCTTTGTATTCCCTTACACAGACGATTCAGGCAACCAAAAATATCACTTGTACCAGCACTCATTTATTCCATTGGCTAAGTTGGGAACGATTGAAGCCAAAGAACAGCGTGACGGCATCAACTATCGAGATGTTGAAAGTAAGGGCTTTGCGACAATTACTCGTGACAGATTTGGGTTGATTGATGAAGATGAGGTATTTAATTATATGTTATCGTTCATTGAAAAATATGATCTCAATGTTAAGGCTATCTTGTATGACCAGTGGGGAACAGGGACGTTTATTAGGCGACTAGATGAAGTCAAAAACGAGTATCTGATTATTCCGGTTCGTCAGGGTATCAAGTCATTAAACGAACCCACAAAGTTCTTACAAGCAGCGTTTATCAAGTCACAAATAACCATGCTTGATGATAGCGCCATGTTTGGTGCTTTATCTAATGCGGTTATTGTACAAGATAACAATGGTATCAAGATTGATAAGAACACCAACAGTGCAAAGATTGATGTAGCTGATGCCATTGTCAACGCCTTATTTGAGGGTATGTTTTACTTCACGTCATTTACGAATGCGCCTGATGAGAAGAACAAAAGCCCATTTGCTGGTATGAACGCAGATGAAGTCAATGATTATTTCATGAATGAGTTTAAATTTTAGAAAGGAGAGCCAATGAAAAAGATGATGACTTATGTACCATTTGCCCTGATTGTATTGGGTATTATATCAATCACAATCAGTGCATTTATGATATTTAAACCGTTGGGCTTCCTGATAGTCGGGATTGGGCTGTTTGTTTTGGCTTATATCTTAGTACCAAAGGGGGCTAATCCATGAGTATTAAAAATCCATTTGAAACAAGGCAGATGATTACACCTAGTAATTACATGCCTTTTATTTTTGCAGATAGTGGGACAAATATTGTCCCTAATGACCTTATTAGTGCTGATGTTGCATTGCGAAATAGCGATATATACAGCGTTGTTAGTTTAATAAGTGCCGACATTGCGGGAGCAATTTATATTGGAACAAATCAGAATGCTTTGAATGTTTTGAATAATCCCAGTCATCTCACAAGTCGATACAACTTTTGGCAGACAGTCATTTTAGAAATTTTGTTATCAGGTAATGCTTTTGTGGTGATTGATGGTAAAGAATTGCGATATATTCCAAACCAGAACGTCATGCTTGATTTAACAAATGATGTCTTGAGTTATCAAATTACACCTTTTGGCGATTATCAAGGTGGCACGTACAAAGCAAAAAGCGTGCTTCACTTTAAAATCATGGCACACGGTGTCAATGGTGGTGAGCTGGTTGGTCATAGTCCACTGGAAAGCCTTGTGAATGAGGTACAACAGCAGGAGCAAGCCGACAGGCTTTCAATGGCTACATTGGCACGGGCTATCAATCCAACATCACTGATTAAAATACCTGATGCGGTTGTTAGTCCAGAAGCCAAAGAGAACGTCCGTAAAGAGTTTGAAAAAGCTAACACAGGAAGTAATGCAGGTCGTACTTTGGTATTAGATCAGAGTGCAGACTTCCAAAGTATCTCAATCAATGCGGATATAGCCAAATATTTAAATAGTGCAACATATCAAAGGCAACAAATTAGCAAAGCATTTGGCGTACCAGATAGCTATTTGAATGGTCAGGGAGATCAACAAAGTTCTTTGAAGATGATTCAAAACATGTATTTAAACAGTTTGAACCGCTATATTGAACCGCTCATTAGTGAAATTCAACTAAAATTTAGTGATGATATTTCTTTAGATTTAAATAGCATTTTGGATTATTCAAACGCCGCTTTGAAGCAAGATTTATTGAATTTTGTGGATAAGGGCATACTAGAAGCCTCTCAGGCGCAAAAAATTCTCGTTGACAAGGGGGTTATCAATTTATGAACGATAGAGAGACACGAACCTTTGATATTAAAGGGTTAGAAGTGCGTGATACCGCTAGTGATGACTTTATTGGTCAGATAGGTGGGTATGCCGTTGTCTTTAATGAACCAAGTCAAAATCTAGGTGGATTTATTGAACGTGTTGACCCCAACGCTTTTGATGATGTTGATTTTAGTGACGTAGTAGCGTTATACGATCATAATTTTGCGAATGTATTAGGCAGAACGTCAGCAAATACCTTAAAACTTGATATTGATAAAAAAGGCTTGCATTTCATTTTAGATATCCCCAATACCACGTTAGGGAAAGACGTTTACACCAATATCCGTGCTGGTAATTTGCAAGGCATGAGCTTTGGTTTCACAGTTGATGCTGATGATTGGGATAGAGGTGCAGACCAAACACCAGAACGTGTTATTGAAAAAATAGGTGCTTTATATGAAGTATCAGTAGTGACTATGCCTGCTTATCAGGACACTACTGTGAATGTCACAAGAGCGCTTGAGAACCTGAAACAGAGTGAGGTCAAGGCTAAGGCTTTGGCAGTGCTTACAACTTACGAATAGGAGATACAAGGATGAAAGTTAGTGAAATTGAAGCCCAATTGAGTGGCTTAAAAGCCCAAAAGGCTTCCAAAGTTAAAGAGGTACGAGCATTGGCAATGTCAGATGATTCTGATACGGCTGATGTTCAAAAGGGTGTAGCCAGTGTTGATGATTTGCAGAAACAAATTGATGACTTGCAAGCCCAATTAGGTGCCGTTAAAAAGGCACAAGGTTTGTCAGATGATTCAACTGATGACAACACACGAGATGATGATCCAGATTTACAAGAAGAACGCAGTTTGAAAGGACGAGAAAACATGGAAATTAAATTGAACCAAGAACAAGAGACCACAGAAGTACGTGACTTCATGCACTACCTAAAGACTGGTGAAAAGCGAGCAAATGCAATCACTACCACAGAAGCAGGCGTTGTAATTCCAAAAGAGATTTTGGATATTCAAAAAGTGCCGACTGATGTTCGTAATTTGTCAGCCGTTATCAACCGTGTATCAGTCACATCAGGTATGGGTTCACTGCCAATTCTACAAAAGAATACGGCACGTTTGACGACAGCCGAAGAACGAGCTGTAAACCCTGAAATCGCAAAGGCAGTTTTGAAGAGTGTTGATTATAAGGCACTCACTTATCGTGGTGCTTTGCCATTGTCTATGGAAATGGTGCAGGACGCTCCCAACCTCAAGACATTGCTTAATACCTACGTTCAAGAGGCTAAAGAATTAACAGAGCAGTATCAAATTGGAAAGATTTTGCAAACAGCCACAGCCGTGTCAGCAAAAACAACAGATGACTTAAAGACAGCATATAACAAGGGTTTGGCAAACTATCAACGCCAATGGATTGTGACTGAAAGTTTCTACAATGCCGTTGATTTGTTGAAAGACACTAACGGTCGCTACTTATTGCAAGACTCAATCGCTAGTGCATCAGGCAAGTCATTGTTTGGCTCAAACGTTTTGATTGTTGCTGATGATGTATTGGGTATCGCAAGTGATGCAAAAGCCTTTGTGGGAGACCCTAAAGCATTTGTATTAGAAGCTATGCGTTCTGATGTTGCGATTGAATGGGATCACAACGAAAACTTTGAGCGTATTCTTGCCGTTGCTTTGCGTGCGGACTTTAAGGCAGCCGACACTAATGCTGGTAAGTTTATTACATTTAGTGCAGGTAAGTAACATCATGTCTCCAGAAGTGGGGACGTACATATTAAA